AAATAATAAAAATATTACCTGAATATAATACAATGTCCCGTAGACCTGGAATTGGAACAGAATGGTTTAAAAAGTATAATAAAGATATATATCCGAAAGATTTCATAACAATTCGTGGAAAAAAGTTGAAACCACCGAAATTCTATGATAGGATGTATGAACATCAATATCCAGATGACTTTGAAAAAATTAAAACAAAGCGTGTGGATTTGATGAATAAGAACTGGAAGGATAATACTCCTGACAGGCTTAGACAAAAGGAGATTGTGAAAAAAGCACAATTAAATAAGTTAAAACGTAACCTAGAGGAGGTTTAAAAATGAAAATAAAAGTATTTACAATATATGATTCAAAAGGCGAAATGTATCACCAGCCTTTTTATATGGCAACACAATCAATGGCTGTAAGACAATTTCTTGATATGGCGAACGATAGCGAGACTATGATAGGGAAACATCCTGAGGATTACACCCTATTTTATGTGGGCGAATATGACGACCATACGGCGTCATTCGAACTAGAAGAAAGCAAAGTTAGTTTAGGCTGTGCAATTGAATTCAAAGGCAAGGAAAAACTATGATAACTTGGCTAAAAGAAATATTAAATAAATCTCCCGAGGAAATTCGGGAGATAATAAAGTTAACTTGGGAGTATAAAGAATGAAAATGAAAACTGTAATGGAACATCAGTTTAGCGAAGTACCAAAGGCGACTATCGAAAGGTCGTCTTTTGACCGTTCACACGGTGTAAAAACAACATTTGATGCTGGGTATTTAACCCCAATACTTTGTGATGAGGCGCTTCCAGGTGATACCTTTAATTTGAATATGACAGCGTTTGCACGTATGGCAACGCCTATTTTCCCAATAATGGATAATGTATATATGGACACGCATTTTTTTGCTGTCCCTGTAAGATTAATTTGGGATAACTGGAAAAAATTTAACGGTGAACAAATTGACCCAGGTGATTCAATTGATTACACAGTTCCTACAATGACTGCACCAGGTGCAGGTTATAGTAATCAAACACTGCATGATTATTTTGGTATTCCAACTGGCGTTGGTAATTTAGAACACAATTCATTGTGGCATCGTGCATATAATCTTATATGGAACGAATGGTTTAGAGACCAAAATTTGCAAGATTCAGTTCAAGTAGATAAGGGCGACGGCCCAGACACTTATACAAATTATGAGTTATTAAAACGTGGTAAAAGACACGACTATTTTACGTCATGTTTACCATGGCCACAAAAGGGAGACGCAGTTAGTCTACCTTTAGGTGAAAAAGCATATTTAAAAATTGATGATATTACCGGATACACCACTGGTGGTGACGGTGAATATTTAACTGGTGAGTTTATTGGCGGTGTATTTAACGGTAGACATGCAGCAACATTAGATACAGCAGGTTCAGGATTTTCAACAAATTATCAATTTGCAAATTTTTATGGTGATTTGTCAACTGCTGCTGCAGCAACAATTAACCAGTTAAGAGAAGCTTTTCAAATTCAAAAATTACTTGAGAGGGATGCTCGTGGCGGAACAAGATATACAGAAATTGTTAAATCGCATTTCGGAGTTACAAGCCCAGATGCAAGATTGCAAAGACCAGAATACCTTGGCGGCGGTAGCACGCCAGTCAATGTTACGCCGATTGAACAAACTAGTTCAACGGACGCAACAAGCCCGCAGGGTAATTTAGCAGCAATGGCAACAGTCAGTATCACTAATAATGGCTTTACAAAATCATTTACAGAACATTGCGTTATATTAGGATTAGTATCTGTTAGAGCAGATTTAACTTATCAACAAGGTTTAAACAGAATGTTTAGCCGTCAAACAAGATATGATTTCTACTGGCCAGCATTGTCGCATATTGGCGAACAAGCGGTATTTAATAAAGAGATTTATGCACAAGGTACATCAGCAGATGATGATGTATTCGGTTATCAGGAAAGATACGCAGAATATAGATATAAGCCGTCAATGATTACGGGTAAATTCCGTAGTAATGACGCTCAGTCGTTGGATGCCTGGCACTTATCCCAGGAGTTCTCCTCACTACCTGGTTTAAATTCAACATTCATAGAAGAAAACCCTCCTCTTGATAGAGTCATTGCTGTGCCTTCAGAGCCACATTTCATCTTTGATTCTTATATTTCTATGAAGTGTGCCAGACCTATGCCGGTATAT